CTCAGCAGATATGATTGTGAGAAAGATAGCAGCTGCTATCATTATCTCTGCTGTAACAATCACTTAGCAGTGTGAGCGATACCACGATATGTGAGTTCGACCTCTTTTTTCTGCTGAGCTGTTTTGTTGTCGGTGTCGTATACAACACCACGGTATGTGACTTTTGCCATTTGGTTTCTCCTAAAGTAGTTGGATTTTAAGGCCCCGTTCCTTTAGCGAACTTTTGCGTCCCTTTCGGGATGAACGATCCGTTCCGAGTCGGCTTACTTGCGTCCAATGATATAAGCATCACATTCACCTTCGACTTTCGTACGAAAATAATCTATTAGATACTCCTGTGCATCAGATCCAAGAGTCCCATCGCTGAGAATCTCGATTCTGTTTTGATTCCACTCTGAACATGACATATCCCAATGGAATGAGTTATGCTCAACGAGGAGTGATGCCAGTAGTGTGAGTTCTATCATAGGATGAACGATTGTGTTAATTATAACACATTTCCTACTATTTAGTCAAGTAATTTGTAACAAACGTTACCTTCTTGATACAGTTTTCCGTATCTTAAGATTTATTTTTGATTTCATCACCCACAACTAGAGTGTCCAAATCAGTTTTATAATACAACTCAAGAGCATCACAAACTCTGCCTGCGATAGGTCTCCCACCGTTATTCAGAGAGGTATTCAATAATATAGGCACACCAGTTAACTTCTCATACTCCTGTAATAACATATGATAATCCTCTTGTTCTGGTGGTACAGTATTCACTCTGCAAGTACCATCAGCGTGTGTAATCGTGGGAAACTTCTCTGGTTCTAAAACATCAGTTACATATAACATGTATCGAGAAGGGCCATTCCAATAGAAGTACCGTGATACTTTATTCTCTAACACTGAGGCACCAAATGGTCTAAATGGTTCTCTGTGTTTTACTTTATTGTTGATCCAATCTTTTCCCTGTGGATCAAATGGATTCATCAATATACTTCTGTTTCCTAATGCACGAGGCCCGATCTCTCCATGACCCTGATACCACCCCACAATCTTTCCTTGAGCAAGTAACTCAGCTGTATCTTTTATCGTCTTTGTAGAGGGTCTGGGCACTGATTCATCGTCTTGCCAAAATGGAAACCCATCTTTTTTAAAAGGATCTAAGTTATATTCTTTTCTTAAATATTCTATTACTCCAATAGATAATCCCTGATCGTTAGCGTGTGGTGGTATGACTAGATTAGGTATCTGATCTTTCAATACCTTATTAATGATAGTGTTTTGTGCAATACCACCAGAGTATCCTACAATATCATCTGGTTTGATAAACTTTCTGAAATGTTTTAGATATATTTGTTCTGTGTATCTGTGAGCAGTGGAAAGATAGTCAACAACATATTGTTGATCACTTAAATGAGATTCTATTACAGGAAAATCCCATAACTTATTAAGATCATCAATGTGATCTACAGGCACCACATCAGGATTATATTTACCAAATGCTTTTAATGCCATGACCTTCCCTGCATGGTCAAGGTAATTACCACTCATCTTTAGAACCATGCCCATTCTCGACATAATAAATCCCAAACTAGATGAGTAATGAATCATCTGTCCGTTTGATTTACAACTGTCTATAAGTTTATCTCCTCTCCATACACTACGATACATCCAATCATCACCGAAGCCATCAAATACAAAATTGATAGTTGGTTCTACACCCAGAGGCCAAAAACTTAATGAGTGTGCATAATGATGATCTACTCTATGGATTGTACATGTAAATCCAATATCCCTAAACAGAGGAATATCTATTATCTCTGTTAGTTTAGATGGATCAGAATTTATCTCATTGTAAACGTAAGAATCTAATACTATTCCTACGGCATTGACTTCACTAGGAATTATATTCCATTCATCTAATATTCTTGTCCAAGCATATATGCCTTCAAACCCAAAGTGTTTTACTTGGAAGTCTCTTTCAAAAGATTTGTATTTTAATTGTTCACCGTCAAAGTATGTCACGTTTGAATCGTGGGCACACAGACGAAGTGCTAATAATTTCATTCGACCCTACGGCTCAAATTTTTACCCGAATTTTTTTTCCGCTATTTTGTAAACTAAAAGCGGTTTTTACATAGGAGGTCTGGAAGGATCATCTCTCATAGGCATTCCTTGACCAGGCATCTGATAACCCTGACCCATACCTTGACCCATTCCAGGCATGCCTTGAGGCATACCTCCGCCACCCATTGGCATACCACCCATTCCTGGCGGAGATTGTTGTCCAGTAAACTGTGCGTTCACACCGCCATCTTGCATCTTAGCAAAACCATGTTCAACTTTATGAGCATCCATTGATTCTTTTAGAGCATCTACAGTCTTTTGCAACTTAGAAAGTCTAAGAAGAATAGTATCAAGTTTATCTTCCATGTTGAGATTTATTTTTTATGATAATACAATTGTTGGCATAGTCTGGAGTAAATTCCAAGACATCATCAGGTGGCCAATCCATTTCCTCATACAAAGCATTAAGTCTGTCCATGTCTTCCCAAAGATCATTGACATGTTCTTTTGGAGTTGGTCTAAACCAATCCTCTTCTGGTTCTAAATTTCCGTGCATCTTTACCTCCCTAAAAAATAGTGATTGATGACCTCAATTTTCTCATGTGCTTGAGCGACGGCATTTATTTCACCGTCTATTGCTGCCATAATATCAGGGTGTTCTCCTATTCCTACAGGGTAGGTAAGGTAAACTTCGACATTCTGTTTATGTTTGGCGATTAAACCTTCATAATAACGAACTTGTGACTTAAGAATGTCGTCACGCAAATGAATCATAATTCTACTAGATTGTATTCTTGTAAGTATTTAACAGTATCGGCAGCGCCACCAATGGTGTACGAGTCTACCGAGACTTGAGGGAAGGTAGATCCCTCGCCAAACTGAGAGTAAAATTGTTTCTTGTCGAAGTCTCGATCAAGTTTATATTCTACAAAGTTTAGTTCTGCTAATTGTAACACAGAAATAACTTTCTCGCAATAACCACATCCTGATTTTGAGTAAACGGTGAAATTCATTTGGTTTCGTAAGTTTGGAACCACTCTTTGAGTGTTGTTTGATAACCAGATTCACGATAAGGAGGTTCTTTAATCCCCTTCATTCTCTTGTATTCATTGTGCATCGCTTGGAGGAACCATGCTTGTGCCAATTGATGTGGGCCCTCCTCCAACAATCGGGTTTGAAATTTCGATAGACCAGGCTTCATCGCCAAATACTCCTTCCTCCACGATAATCGGTTCTCTTCTGTCATCTTGTTCCTCCCAGATTTTTTTAATTTGTTCTGTTTGTTTATCAATATCTCTCATTGCATTGGCAACCTTGACTTCAATCCACTGT